GAAAAAGCTACTCATTCTAAAAATCCTTTAACTAGAAAAAGGGCTAATTTAGCAGAAACTCTAAGAAAATTTCATTAATGGTAAACTATGCCTACTACTTCAGGAAAATATACTTTTCAGGTTATAGAAGTTGAGCTTATCATTAGGGAAGCTTTTGAGCGAATAGGCATTTTAGGAGAATTTGTTGAAGCTCAGAAATTAAATGCTGCTAGGCTCAGTATAAATTTCCTGCTTTTAGAATGGATGAATAAAAGTGTTAATCTCTGGACACTGCAATCTGCTTATTTACCACTTATAACCAATCAAGGACAATATATATTTGACAATATAGTAGGTGATGTTATCCAGGCAAACCTTAGAACTTCTACTCGTCAATTAAACGGAGCACCACAAAGTAATACTACTAATACATATGATGGAAATGGCGGAGGAGTAGCTGCTAATGCTTTTGATGGGAATCCTACAACAGCTTGTACCCAAAACGGTCAAAATGGTAATATTTCTTATGATTATGGAGATGGTGTTACGCAGCAAATTAATTTTATAGGTATTCAATCAAATTCTAATACACTTTATACATTGTTAGTAGAATATTCACAAGATACTATGAATTGGACATTGTTATATACAATACCGGTTCAAACTTTTACTGCTGGAGTTAACTTATGGTTTGATGTTCCTACTCCTATAGATGCAAGAGCATATAGGATCAGAGAAACGGGTGGAGCAACACTTAATATTCAAGAAATATATTTTAACAACAATATTCTTGATTTACCTATATCAAGCGTTAGTAGATATGAATATTACACCTATCCAAATAAAAAACTACAGGGAAGACCTACTATTTATTATTTAGATAGTCAGATTAATCCTATTTTTAATTTATGGCCTGTTCCATCAAGCCAATATAATTGCGTGCAATATACCTATAAAAAAATGATGCAGGATGTGGGGCTATTTACTAATTCCTTGCAAATCCCGCAGCGTTTTTATCAAGCTATGGTATGGGGCTTAGCTTATCATATGGCTTTAAAATACAATCCTCAGGTAGCTTCCATGATGCTTTCTGAATACGATAAGTCCTTTGTTTTAGCAACAAACGAAGATGCTGAAATAACACCTATTAGAATTTATGCTGATTATAATAAAGGTTACTTCTCATGAGCTGGACTAATAAATGGAAAAGTAAATATGTTGTTATTGATCCTAAAAATCCATCTGCTTTAGGTGAATGTGATGATAGTGGGTTTACATTTAATCGTAAAGACCTAGTTAAACAAATGGAATGGAGAGGAGATAATCTTGTTTGGACTGGTCTTATGGTTGGAAAACCTTATTTAGATGTTCCGCAGGAACAGAACAGACCCCCGCTAGTAAAAGCTGATCCAAGACCTGTAATTAATCCAAGATTACCAACTCCTTATACTGATCCAGAAGCAAATCAGGTATTGCCAAATAATCAGCTGACGGCTAAACTTAATAATTTTCATTGGGGGAGTTAATTTTATGTGTGGACGTGCAATTAGATGTATTACAAATGTTTTTTATGAAGCTGTCTGTGGAGTAATTATTAATTTTTGTTGTTATAGGCCAATTTATGCCTGTGTTGATATAATATTTAATCAATGTATAAGATCATGGAATGAAAATAACAATCAAAATGCTGCCCCTCCAATAAACGTGATAATTCCTGCTGTAGTTGTAGATCAACATGCACCAGAAGATGTTTTTATTATGGGAAATAATAATCATATCGGAGATGATATAGTTTAAATTATGAAATTTGATGTTTTGCATAATTTTATTTCGCCTGTTACTGGTAGAGTACTTTGTGATCCTAATTATGTGCTAGTTGGAAATGTTAATGGTATTGCTGTTCCTACAATTAGTATTCCAGCGGGTAATTTACCTAATCTTTCTTTTAATAAATTTTGGGTAGGTAATACAACAAGTCGTCCTGTTGAATGTATAGTGGATTTACCAATATGTTATGCTGCTAGTACATCAAATATAATAGCTATTTATGATAATGGTAATAATGGAATAGGTGCTACCCTAACTTTAGGGACTGGAGGAATATTTAGTCTTGATGGGGTTTTCCCTTCAATCGGTTCTTTTGTTTTAATAAAAGATCAAATTTTAAATTATCAAAACGGAATATATACTTACACTACTAATTTACCTCTTATAACGTTAACTAGAGCTGATTTTTACGATGAAACTCAAGAAATTCGCCAAGGCGATGTAATTAACGTGCAATTTGGTAATACTCATGAATTAAGTACGTGGGTACAAACTCAAATAATAAATACAATCGGAATTGATAGCATTACTTATATTGGCCCTCTTGGCCCTCCTGGACCACAAGGCCCACAAGGCCCTGAAGGCCCAAGGGGACCAAGGGGACCTTCAGGAGGAGGAGGCGGCGGGGATTCTATTTTTGGTAGAATTGCCAGTGGTATTGCAAATGGTATTGCGAATGCACTGGTAAATAGATTAACAGACACGGCATTAGGGGGATTAGCTCTTGCAGTAAGTGTAGCAAGTCTTGGTGTAAGTGCAGGTGCGCTTAGTAATTCTTTAAACAAACCAAGAGGAGCGCAATATACTTCAGGTGTTCCTACAGTAGATTTAGTAGCTAATCTTAATCTGCATAATTCAAGAATTGAAAATATAGCTCAATCTCCAGGAGGAGATTTTGATGCAGTTAGTGCTAGATGGGTCTGGGATTTATTAAATGACAACGTAGAAATTAAATGGGAGAAATAATATTTTATGCCAATGAGTACGATAACAGTTGCTGGCATTAATCCTGCTCTTAAAATTTTAGGAGCAACACAGCAATTTAATTACACGCAAGAATTATCAACTTTTCAAATAACCAATAGCTTTATTCCTACAGGTTTAATTTCTTCTACATTTAATTTTGAGCTAAGAAATAACTTATATTCAGGATTTAGATGGGTTCATTTAACCAACAGCACTGACACTCATGGTTCATTAACTTTGCAAAGTTTTGTAAATGCACAACCTACTGGAACTAGTATTTTGAGTTTTGGGCAAAACGGAGGCATTACTCTTGATTCCCCTGTTGTTATATCCAATAATCTTGATCTAAATAATAACAAAATAATAAATCTTGCTAATCCAACGAATCCTCAGGACGCAGCTACTAAATACTATGTAGATAATGCTGGCGGTACTATAACTTTAATAGGTAATGTTACAGGTAGTGGAATACTTAATACAAATATTACTACTACCCTTAACATGACATTGGATCAAATCCCAATTCCTGTAAGTAATGTTAACTTAAACAATCATAAAATAATAAACTTACTTGATCCAACTTTAGCACAAGATGCAACTACAAAAAACTATGTAGATACAAGAACAATTCCGATATCACAGTTAGCGGGTTATGTAAGTAGCACGGCAACATATTTACGGGGTGATGGAATATGGGCAAACTTCAACAGCGCTGCTACTGCCTTAAGATTGGATCAGTTTGCTATTCCTACAGCTAATATTGACTTAAATAACAACAAAATTATTAATCTAGCGACGCCTACTTTAGCAACTGATAGTGCTACCAAAGGTTATGTAGATAGCGCAGTTAGCGGGGTAAATATTACTTTAACAGGAGCAGTTACTGGTACTGGTTCTGGGACTATTAATACAACATTAACTCCTATTACGACCTCCCAAATAAGTAATTTTAATTCTTCTGTTACAGCTTTTAGATTAGACCAATTTGCTGTTCCAACAGCTAGTCTTGATTTAAATAGCCAAAAAATCGTTAATCTAGCTACTCCAACTGTTGCAACAGATGCTGCTAACAAAAGTTACGTAGATAATACTCCATATGGTATTATTTTCATGTCTGGAAATGCGACAGGAACTACTGTTGCCGCTAGTACTTTTACTAAAATCGTTGGGACTACAACATCAGTTTTTCTAAACAATTTTACAATGCCTATAGATAATCAGTTGCAATATATCGGAACTGATACAATTAACACTATAGTAAGCGTTAATATTTCAGCAAGTCATGATTTACTTGTCGTTAATACACTTGGAGTCAGTATTTTTAAGAATGGAATCACCCAAGTTTTACCTGTAAATTATTCATATCAAGCAGTTCAAAATGCTTTAACTTCCTTAACTTTATCAGTTTATGTTGAATTTGCTACTAATGACTATATAGAAGTACTTGTTAATTCATCTAATGCCGCTACTGTACTTGTTACTGATATGAGTTTATATGTAAAAACATAAATTTTAAAATTTATGCTATAATATAAATAGTAAAAAGTTTCTGCGTAACTTAAAAACGCAAGTTTAGGTTTCTTCTGTATCCATAAAAAGAATTTGTTAATTATTATTTAGTTATCAAACTCTTTTTATGCCAAAACCAGCTATTACGACATTTTCAAGTCTAGCAGTCAATCAAAGTCCTACTAATAAAGATAATGGACTTTATGCCCCTGAGTTAACCAAAGAACAAATTGATAATATTCCTGCTGATACTTTAAGAAATGGAGCAATTGTTTATAATACAACAGATAATGTTTTTCAAATTTATGAAAATAGTAATTGGGAAGATATAAATATTACAGGAGGAGATGTAGAAGGGCCTGAAATTTCTGTTGTTAACAATATAGCCACTTTTAATGATGATACCGGTAAAGTAATCCAGGATAGTGGAGTAAATATTGCTCAAGTTCCAGTTCTTTTATTATCACAAAGGACAAACAAGAAATTCTTAAAAGCACCTTTAGTTACTGTTAATGAAATAGGAAATCTAGGACATATAAGATTTGTTAATGATGTTGGTATAATCTTTGTTGATGGATTAATGCCAGTTGAATTTATTACTAACGATTTTGGGCCTGAATCTCAAGTTTGTTCATTATTTACTGGTGGTCTTCCAAGCGTTTCTTCTAGCCCTTCAGCGTTAGTTGAATTACAGACAACAACAGGAACATTATTACTTTCTAGGTTAACTCAAGCTGAAATTAATGCCCTAACGTTGCCTATTCCTGGAATGGTTGTTTATAATACAACCACAGGGAAATTGTCAGTTTATACCTCTACTGGATGGATGCCTGTATTTGTAGCTGATGCTAGTGGTAATCTTGATATGCAGGGTTATAAAATAATTAACCTCGCAACCCCGACATTATCAACTGATGGCGCAAATAAAGGTTATGTAGACGCTGCTGTTTCTGGTATCCCATCAGCTATTGTAACTTTAACAGGAAATGTTACAGGTTCTGGAGTAGTAACTTCTCCTATAGTTACTACTCTTAATATGACATTGGATCAAATCCCAATTCCTGTAAGTAATGTTAACTTAAACAATCATAAAATCATCAACTTACTTGATCCAACTTTAGCACAAGATGCAACTACAAAAAACTATGTAGACACGAGAACGATTCCGATATCACAGTTAGCAGGTTATGTAAGTAGCACGGCAACCTACTTAAGGGGTGATGGAACATGGGCAAATTTTAATACTGCTGCTACTGCCTTAAGATTGGATCAGTTTGCTATTCCTACAGCTAATATTAACTTAAATAATAATAAAATCATCAATTTAGCGACCCCTACTGCTGCTACAGATGCAACTAATAAGAGTTATGTAGATAGTGCAGTTAGCGGATTAAATATTACGTTAACAGGAGCAGTAACTGGCACTGGAGCTGGAACTATTAATACAACTTTAACTCCTATTACAACATCCCAGATAAGTAATTTTACTTCTTCCGTTACTGCTTTTAGATTAGACCAATTTGCTGTTCCAACAGCTAGTCTTAGTTTAAACAGTCAAAAAATCGTTAATCTAGCGACCCCGACATTATCTACTGACGGGGCTAATAAAGGATATGTAGATGCAGCAGTTTCCGGCATTCCTACGGCTACAGTTACTTTAACAGGTAATGTAACGGGTTCTGGTTTTGTTACTTCTCCTATATCTACTACTGTAGTATCTGTATCACCATCTGCAATAAATGGTTATCCTGGTACAACATCAGTTTTTTTACGAGGAGATGGAAATTGGAGTAATGTTTTAAGCGGTAATTTAGGGCTTCAAAATACTATCCCTAATGCACCATTACAATTTAGCAATACGTTAACAAATCGGAAAATAGTATTTTGGGAAACAGCTAACAATGATCATCAAATCTATAGTTTAGGGGTTAATTCCGGTGTTTTTAGATTT